TTTCACCCCATCAAAATGGCCAAACGGATGATGGGGAGTTTATTGTTCCTAATCGCGGCTAACTCAAAGCTCCACGCGGTGCGGCGCGTAGCCGCATAGCCGTGGAGCGACAGTTAGCCGACTTATAAGGCCCGAATCGACGTTTGTCGGTTCGGGCTTTTTTACGTCCTACGGGCATGCAGGGCGCAAGCGCACCTTTGTGTCATGCAAGGAGGAATATCCATTCATCAGGTACTGGCGCAAATGGCAGAGGGCGGCGACAAGCCATTTGAACTGGTGTACGTGAAAAGCCAGGGCAAGGAGCGCGGCGATCTGCGCCGAATGATGTGCTACTACGGCGCGCCTATGCGCCGCCTGAGCGAAAGCGAAAGCGGACAAGTGCGGGAAACGCGAAAGGCGCGCATGACGCACCTGGAGAGCGGCTCCATACCGCTCACGGATGTGCAAAGCGGGGAGCTGCGCACCCCGAGGATAAGCCACATTATTGAGTTTAACGGGCAAAAAGTAATGCACTGATGAATATGAATACCGTACATCAAATGGCGCACAGGGATGATGTGATTGTGTCGCAAACAATGCCAAAGGACTGGGAAATCGGTTCGGTGGCCACCATCAGCGTGCCCGGGGCTGGCAAAGCCACGGTGATGCAGTGGGGAAAAAACAACGACCTGCCCCAGCGGCGGGAAATGCTGTTGAGCGACAACAATATTGTGCCTGCGCTGCTGAAAACGAAGCGCAACATCATTGCCGGCAACGGGCTGTACGCCTATCGCATTCGATACGAGCAAAACGATACCGGCGGCATGAAAAAAGTGGTGGAAGAGGTGGACATGCCGAGCCAGGCAGTAGCCTTCTTTGAGCAGGTCAGCTTTGACGAATACATAAACAATGCCGCTGGGGAGCTGGAAAAACACGCCCTGGTGCTGGCCGAGATGATCCGAAACGGTGCGGGGCAAATCATTGGCCTCAAAGCGCACAAAACCAAGTACTGCCGGGCCGAAGAGCAGGACCAATACGGCAACATAAACGCCTGGTGGTGGAGTGGCCACTGGACGGTGAATGAACGCAACATAGACAGCCTGCGGCAGCGCCGCATAGAACGCATGGAGGTGTACAACGGAAAAGAGGATGCGGGGAAGCGGCAAAAGAAATTTGTGCTGCAACTGAGCGACGATCTGCTGTGCAACGACGGGTATTACCCTGTGCCCACGTACTGGGGCAGTTGGGAGTGGATAGAGCTGGCCAACCGCATACCGGCGTTTCACCGGGCCAACCTCAGCAACGGGTACAACATGCGCTGGCACATAGAAATACCGAGCGATTACTTCCTCGATTATGAGGCGTACAACAGCGCCATAACCGAAGAGGAGAAAACACAGGTGCTCAACACGGCCAAGCAGCGGGAGCAGGCGTTTATGGATGACGTGAATACTTTCCTGGCGGATTTGGAAAATGCCGGGCGCACCATCTTCACCAAGTACGAGCTGGATAAAGCGCTGGGCAAGGACTATCCGGGCATCAAAATAACCGCGCTGACCTATGACATGAAGGATGAGGCGCTGCTCAAGCTGTTTGAGCGGAGCAACACGGCCAACATCAGCGCCCAGGGCATACACCCTACCCTGGCGAACATAGAAACGCAGGGGAAACTGAGCAGCGGCACGGAAATCCGGAATGCGTATTTGATGTGGCTGATCATCAACACGCACCAGCAACGGGGCATGCTGATGCGCCCCATCGAGCTGATCAAGAAGATAAACGGGTGGCCAGCGGATGTGTATTACGGCATTCGGGACTATGAGCTCACGGCGCTCAGCAGCAATGCCAGCGGCATGCAGGAGCGCCAAAACACGCCGGTATGACGGAAGCGGAGTACCATCGGCTTTTTCGGGCATTGCCTAAAGGGGTGCGATCGCATCCGCTGTATGGTGTATGCAAGGCGGGATACTCGGCTGTGAATGCCATATACCTGCAAGCGCTGCTTCGGGTACATGTGGAGGAGGAGGCCGTGCCGGCGGCGGATAGTGTGCCGGATGTGGTGCGGGAATTGTGGCGGCAGCGGCATGTGTTGTTTGGCCAAATGGCCAAGCAGAGCAACCGTTTTCACGCCTGCAAGTCAAAAGAGGAACGAGCGGGGGTATCGGTGCAAATTATGGGCATTTGGGCGCAGATCACTCAGGTGAAGCAACAGATAGCGGATTTTGAGCAGTCGGGCAAATTGCCAGCACCGGCGGCACCCGAAAACAAACCCGACCCCATGGAGGCCCTGCGGCAGTTGAATACTTGCCGGAGTCAGATCAGCAAGGCGAAAGCCCGAATGAAAACTGAAACAGATGCGGGCAAAATAGCCAGCGAACAAAAAAAGCTGACCGACTGGGAAAACCGAAAGGCTCTCCTGGAGGCATTGATACGCGAATACGATGGCCAAAAAGAAAAATGAGCTGTTTACGCAGGAGGATTGGGACGCTGGTTCGTCCCTCGATCGGTTGTACATGTACCTGTTGGAGCCCAACAGGTGGTACTTGAGCGATATAGAATTTAAGCGTTTGGATCACTTGCGCCAGGTGTGGGGCATCATGTGCGACAACATGGTGCAAAGAGAACGGATAAAGCTGATTGTGGCCCTAATGGACAACATGACGACCGAAAAGACGGTCAAAAGTCTGATGTCAGATGCTCAATATCTTTTCGGGGATATTCTGAGCATCAATGCTGAGCTGGAGCTGTACATCCTAAAGGAACAGTACTACGAGCTTGCCAAAAAGGCAAGGGAAGATAAGGATTACGCTACGGCAAAAAAGTGCCTCGATGGGGCGCGGGACATTGTGCTGCGCATCCGGGAGAAAGACACAAACCAGCCGATGGCGCTACCGGAGATCGTGTTTTCCGATAGTGCGATGGCTTTACAAGCAACAGATGCCGACTTCGAAGAAGTACATTTACTGGAACCCCAAGCAGATCGCGTTCCTGAACGCGAGGCAACGCTTCAAGACCTTTCTGGGGGGGAGGGGATCGGGTAAATCGACGGTGATTGCCGGAGAGACTCGCCTTCGGATGCAGGAAATGCCCAGGGCAAAGTTCTTCCTGTCGAGCACCACCTACAATCAAATACTGACCAAAACCCTCCCGGCCATTGAGGCCAAGCTGATGGAGATGGGTTTTGAGGAAAATGTACACTATGTGGTGGGGAAGCGGCCTTTGTCGAGCTTCACCCTACCCTATCAGCCACCACGGAAGTATGAGAATACGATGTCGTTTTTCAACGGCTATTGCATTGAGTTTTTGAGCCTGGACAGGCCCGACCTGGCGCGTGGTGGATCGTACCAGGGCGGCGATATTGACGAGGCTGCTCTGGTGCAAAAGGAGCATTTTACGAAGGTGCTGCTGCCCAGTGTTAGGGGGTTTCGGCATCGGTTCGCGAGCCATCGGTTTGGCCAGGTGAATAAGTATACCTCTATACCATGGAAGCCCAGCGGGTACTGGATACTCGAAGATGAACAGAAGGCGTTGAGTGAGCCAGAGAAGTACCTCTGGCTTGAGTCCACTGCATGGGACAATGTGGAGGTGCTTGGGGAAGAGTTTATCCGGGACTTGGAGCGGGAGCTGCCATACCTGGAATACCTGGTGGAGGTGATGAACCAGCGGATTAGGAAAACAGATTTGGCGTTTTACCACCGTTTTGATCCCGACAGGCATAGCTATTCGGTGAAATATCTGTATGGCCAAGGGGAACGGGGAGTGTTGACTGCGGGCATACGCGATCAGCACTATCGGTACAATGAATTGCTGGACATCAGCTTCGACTTCTCCGGATGGTTCAACTGTGCCACCGTGTGGCAACAGGGGCGATTGGAAAAAAGCGCAGCGGAGTTTTGTCTGTCGCAGTTCTACGTAAAGGAAGATGAAGGGCGAATCGCTGAGCTGGTAGACAAGATATGCGCACATTACAATGCGCATGAGTTTCGCCTGGCCAGGCTATGGGGCGAGCCTCGCGGACACGACAAGAAGGCGGACACCCGCGAGTCCATCTATGACCAGATAGCAGCTCGATTCCAAAAGAATGGATGGAAAGTTGAGATCAGGGTTTCTGCAGGGCAAGTCAAGAAGCATAAGGAGCGCAACTACCTCATGAACTCCATTTTAGCAGAAGACAATCCGAAACTTCCACTGGTTAGGTTCAACCAGGAAACATGTAAGGATGCGATCATTGCCATGCAAGTCGCAGAGGTGAAGGATGACTTCCAAAAGAACAAATCCAAGGAGAAGGATAGATCATATCCGCAGGAACATGCAACGCACTTCACCGACACGATTGACTATTATTTCAGTCAGAAGCATGGTTGGAAAGTCAATTCCAATGAAAATCGTGGCCCGATGGATGCCACATTTAGGTAGTCTCATATAACCTGAAAAATAACAAAATAGAAATTACCAAAACCGGAATCCGCGCCCGCACAACCGCGCGAGCAACGGGGCAAGGGCTTGTGACTCGGTTTGCCTTTAATCATTTATTACGATTGAAATACATATAATAACCAGGCAAGCCGCTATGTCCTATATACCGGTGGTCACAAAAAGCCATTTTTGTGTTAAAAAAGAATGGTTTTGTTATTCAAACACAATGGATCAAGCAGCAAAGTGCCTTTGGAAGTAGGCGGAACCAACTTTGCGCAGCACTATTCAGGTGTAAACAAATCGATGGCCTGGGATGAGCTGGAACCATCCATACGGCAGTGCACCGAAAAGTTTGTAATTCCATTCATCGGCGAAGAACTGTATGCCGATCTCGCCGAAAAATTTCAGGATGATGCTTTAGCCACTTCTGCCCAGCGCCAAGCCGTGCAGCATTTGCAGGACTGCATTGCATTTTATGCCATTTACCACATTTTGCCGGAAAAAACAGGCGTTTTGGCCAGCATGGGCGTAGTTCAAAACAACGCCTCGGACGGCAGCGCCACACCCCTTTCCCAATGGTCTTGGAAAAGCAAACGGGCGGATGCCCTTGCCAATGGCGATTTTTTCCTTGAAAAAACCTTGTCTTTCCTCGAAAAGCAGGTTATAGACGAAGTGCCCTACTTCGACCTGTATAAAAACAGCACTGCGTACAAAAACAAAACCAGCGGATTTTTCCGCCGCACTGCCGATCTGGACGATTACCTCAACATCCAAAACAGCCGCCGCACATTCGTGTCCCTCATCCGCTATGTGCGAGAGGTAGAAAACGAATACATCCGCCCGCTGTTATGCGATGCGTTATTCGCAACCATGACAGACCCCGACACCGCAAACAGCCCCACGGCGGCGGTAAAAGACCTGCTACAATCGCTCAAAAAAGCAGCAGCTTTCCTTGGGCTTTTCGAAGCCATCCCCCACCACAGGGTACTTATTGAGTCCGACGGCTTCCGTTTTGTGAGTGAAAGCGATGGGTACGACAGAAAAGAAGCCCAACGCACCGAAGAGCAGTCTTACGTCATTACCGACTTGCGCCAAAAGTCAGAGGAAAAAGGCCGGAAAGCCTTAGCGGAGGCCCTTAAAATACTCAGGAACAATGAAGACACTTTTCCCACCTGGACAAGTAGCCCCTGCTACTCACAAGTACCAGACAGCAGCCACAAGATCATTGCAAGCCCCGACCGCAAAGGCGGAATAGGGATTTTTTAAGGCAGCTCAATCTTCAGCCCCCGAATACGCTCCTTCACGCCCCCCAAACGTTTCAAATACCGTTGAAACATCTCCAAAGAGCTGTGGCGGAAGTGATCCCGAGCCGTGTCAATGTCCACGCCCTGCTCGAGGAGGTACAGCGCCAGCGAATCCTTCAAGCTGTAGAACTGCAACCCCTCAATATCTGGCAACGTCCCCGATCGATGCAGCAGCCTCAGCACCTTCCGAAACTTTTCGGACAACGTATGCTCCCCAATGCGCGCTGGCGAAGGCTTCAATTTGGCATTATGCCGACCATTGCCGCGCCCACCGCCAAAAAGATAATAGTGGCCAGGTACCACATCCAGCTCCAGCGCCTCAAAAATCCCACAAAGCTCCGTCGGTATGGTTACCACCGAGTTGCGGTTGTTCTTGCTCTGTGCACCAGGCATGTTGATCACCCAGCGCTTCAGGTCGATGTTGCGTACCTGCAAATCCCGAATCTCTCTGGGCCTGATGGCCAGGTAACCCAACATCAGCGCAGCCAGGTACAAAGGCCGGTCATTTTCGGATAAGTACCGCAACACCACCATTTTTTCGGCATCCGTAAACGGGCGACGCGTAGGGTCTTGCCTCGGGCGCGATTTCACCTTCGCCACATGATTCTCTTTCAAATACCCTCGGGCTACCAGCTCGGTTACCAGCGACCGAAGCACCCCTTTTCTCGTGTTGTGCGTCGTGTTGCCCAACTTCCTGTCCAAAATCAGATAGTCAAAATACGCCTGCACGTGGTCGAACGTCACCTCGTCGCACCGCATCTTTTTCCAGCCTTTGAGTTCCCAGAACTTTACCACCCAGTCCGCCACCTGCTGGTACGTAGCCTGGCTCTTTTCCTTAGTCGAGCTTTTCAGGCCCACCGCGATGGGTAACGCGTCCACAAAAGGCGTCTGTTCGCGCCGGGTGCCAGGCGCTTCCACTTTTTTCCGGATTTGTTCCAACAGCTCCTGCCCTACCCTTTCCCGTTCGGCCAAGTCGGCAATGCTGTTGAGGTCTATTCCGGCATCTGTACGACTCCTGCGTACACGTTTTCGCTCATCGCCCACACCTATATAGTACACTACGTACCAGGTGAGGCCTTTTTTAAGCACCGGATCACAGTTTTTTACAGCCATTTTTTTTTACCCCTCCTTTGAAGTCTGCCAAAAAAAATGGCAGATCGGCGGGCAAAATGGTGTGTAATCAGTTGGCGTTCACACTTTTATCGTGTGGTTTCGTGGAGAATAGCGGATTCTACCCCACCACCCCACCAACACCCAAAACCCTATAAACCACCCCATTACACATCCATTTTCCCCCACAAAACCACCAACTCTGCCAAAAATAACCCCTTTTGGCAGACTTAATGGCAGACTCAACACATTGATTTACCGCTTATTGCGCATCGTGAAGTGGTATACCTGGCTGCTTGACGCATCCGTTTTCAAGTTGTTTGGTTACCATCCTCCCCCACCGCACGCTCCAGCGCCGCCAGACGACCCTCATGCGCTTGCAACTGCGCCTGCACATCGCTCAGCATACGCGCCACCAGCGCCACCATATCCCCGCCCCCATCGATAGGTAGCTCCTGCTCAGCCGCAGCATAGGGAGCCTGCGTCTCATGAACCACGACCAAGCCGGTTTTCACCTCGGCGGGTTCCTGATTGGTAAACATATCGCCTTCTCCTACCATAAGCCAATTTAGGTTTAATTTTGGGTATAAATGTTTAAGTTTCCTATACACGTCTACAGATATTTCCCCGGTAGTCTCAACCTGAGAAATCCGACTTTTGGAAACGTTAAGCAAGGAGGCAAAATCTTCTTGATTGAGGTTTTGTAACCTTCTAAAAGTTTTTATCCTTTTTGCTGTTTCTTGTTTTTCAATCACTTAGGACAGGTAGTTTAGATTTTGTAATTTTTTTTTGAAGAATGCTTGATTTTGTGATTAGATAATCTGTACATTTGCACTAAAGATACAAAAAGATGCAAATGACACAACAGGAATTATACGAAAAAATCTCCACGGCTGCCTTACTCCAGCCGCTTCTCGAAGAGATGCGAAAGCACCGACCAGGCATTCACCGCAATACTATACGCCTTGCATTGCTCAATGGCGGCACAACTCACACCCGCAAACTGATCAACGACAAAGCAGTAGCACTGCTCGAAAAAATTGGGAAACCAGTTCAACACATGGAAACGCGGAAAAGCGAGCCATGATCATGAGATTATAAGTACGGGAGCACTTGGGGGGGCCACAACGGTGGCTCCCTTTTCTCCCCACCACGGCGCACAAGGCCATTCCAGCGGGTTCGACTCCCGCAGCAGCCACTAACCTTTCACTTTCAAACATCCGTTCTCCATGTCACCCACCAACACCCAAGGCGCAAAGCCTGCCAACGCCACACCCATTGGTACCAAACGCAACAGCAGCGTAACCGTGCTCATCCGTGTTCGGGGCATCGCCGATGTACCCAACACCCTGCCCACACCCACTTCAACCAATTAATTCACCCTACCCTCTCCGCCTCACGGGGCCGAGCGGGTTTTTTTATGCCCATACAATGGCTTTTCTACCCATAATCATCGCCTTCGCCATCGGCATCGCCACCGGTGCCATCGGCGTCATCATCATAGCCCTCCTGAGGGCATGTGACGACTACGAAAAATAAAAAAGCCCACGAGCAATGCTCATGGGCCCCAACAAAAAATTTTAAAACAGCAGCTACCGGGGCATCTCGCCAAAGAACAGCTCCGGAGCTGCCAAAACCAGCACAAAGATATGAATACCAACCATTCGGCGCAACAGCAGGCCGAAAAATCTACAACCATGTGGACTCAACCATCGACAGACGGACAACGCCGTTACTTTAGTAAGCACTCGCCCAAGCGGCGTGCATACGGCGTCATACAGACGATGTTCCAGGGCGGCCACGCCGCCCTGGCGTTGGCCGCATGGGCCACCATCTACTATTGGGCCTTAGAGCGCTGGGCATTCCTGCTGCCTGCTGTGCCATTCCTGGCGCTGGCCACCCTCACCATGTTGCACTGGTTGCTCCGCGTCACCTGGTCTACCTTTTGGTACGACAGGCTCGACGACGACCCCAACACCGATAGCAGTGTATTCCTTCCCATACTTATAATCGCCTTGCTGCTCCTAACCGAATGGAAAGGTGCACAACAATACATGCTCGGCCAGGTGAAGCCACCCACCATCGCCGCCACCACAGGCGTCGATAGCAGCTACAACACCACCACCACCCACTTCCTGCAGGAATACCAGCAGGAAGTCGCACAGATAACAAGTGCGTTTGACGCCAAAATCAGTGCCGCCGCAGCCCCCTACAACGCCACCATACGCAGCCTGCAAGCCACTGGAGCGCGTGACGACGCCGAGCGCCGCTACATCGCCCAGAAAGTGCGCCAGCAGGAAGCCCAACGCGCCAAAGCCACCACCAGCGCCGAACAGGGCAAGGCCGACGCGCTGGCCCAAGCCCTTTCCGCCTACCAGGCGCGCAAAGGCACAGAAGCCCAACGGCGAGACGCCAAGGTGCTGCAAATAGACCAGGCCAACCACCGCGCCGTCACCGACCACCAGACCGAGATAGACAGCGTTGGCGGATACGCATGGATATTGTCGATCATCATCTTAGGACTCATACTGGGCCTTGGCTACGCCCGGGTGCGCATCAACGTTAAGAGCGGCATTCTACCCCTGCGCAACTACACCGTACTCGACGCTCACGGCTCCGTGCCCGAGCGCCTCCATACAGCCATCAGCGACGCCGCCAACCGGCGATCCCTGCAATTAGCGGTATTTGTTCACCGCCTGCTGTCGCCACGCAAAGCCATCACCAGTTTCGATGGTACCGTTGTGGCGCAGCCAGGCACATACAATACCCCTCATGGATTTTACACTAACCATGCCCAGGCTTCGGCCGCGCACACTCCGCCGCCCCCCGCGCCGGAGCCTGTTTCATCCCCTACTCTACCATCCGATTCGATGGTGTACGAAAAGGTCATCCGCAAACTCATGGCCGAATCCGCACAGTCCGGCGTTCAGGTCACCCCTGCTCTGCTGAAAAGCGAGCTCCAAAAAGCGGCCGAACTCAACGGCCACTACATGGACGAGCCACTGCCGGGAAAGCACTAACCCCACCGGAAGAAAAAGCCACTTCCGGTGGGGCCATTGCCCAGGCAACACCCCTACCCTTGCCCGAACATGCCGACCACGACGGCGGGCGCGTGGTTCCCTTCACACGCGCCGATCTTCCCTCGTCTGGCGCAGAACTTCTACCAGACGGTAGCATCCTGTTT